CAATCTTTTGTTGACTGCTATGAAGGCAAACAGAGAACGGTTTATCAGAAGGCATTGGATAGCCTTTCAGTAACGAGTTTGACACATAAGGACGCTAAGGTAGTGACTTTCATCAAAACCGAAAAGGTTAACTTTACAGCTAAAGCCAACCCAGTCCCTAGGGGCATTTGTCCAAGACGCCCCCGGTACCACGTATCCCTAGGACCAACAATTAGAACTATTGAGAAGGAACAATATAAAAGAATAGACAAGGTGTTTGGAAGCAAGACCGTTTTCAAGAGTATGAATGCTTATACAAGGGGCAAAATGCTCAAAGAAAAATGGGATAAATTCACAAAGCCAGTGGCTATAGGTTTGGATGCGTCTAGATTCGACCAGCACGTATCAACCCAGGCGTTGCAGTGGGAACATGCCAATTATAAAAGATACAATCGTTCTAAACAATTTGCATGGTTATTGGACCAGCAGTTGAAGAACAGGTGTACTTATTACGGCAGGACTGCAACCGTATCTTATGTGACAGAAGGAGGAAGGATGAGTGGCGACATGAACACCTCCCTCGGCAATGTTACATTGATGTGTGGTATGGTATATTCGTACATGGACCATGTAGGCGTGGCCAAGTATGAACTGGTCAACGACGGAGATGACTGTGTTTTAATCATCGAAGTTGAGGATGCACCAACAGTTGAGCAGACACTATATGGCTGGTTTAACGACATGGGTTTCACCATGAAAGTTGAACCACGAGCCACCGTGTTTGAGCGCATCGAGTTTTGTCAAAGCAATCCAGTGTGGACACCTGATGGTTACATCATGGTTCGCCACCCCACCACAGGATTGGCTAAACAATGTGTGAGCATAAAACCTCTCACTGGCGACAAACTCATGCGCAGATGGTTATCAGCAGTAGGCCAAGGCGGAACCACACTTACAGGTGGTGTACCAATCTGGCAGGAGTTCTTCAAGCATTGCTTTAACAGTGCCAAAGGAGCCAAACCGCTTGCAAACGACCCGACCCAACGCACAGGGTTTGAAAGACTAGCACGAGGTATGAAGAGGGAGTATGGACCAGTTCATCCACGCACCCGATACTCGTTTTACCTAGCTTTCGGTATAACCCCAGCCGAACAACTGGCTCGTGAAAACCAAATTGCCCAAACACCGTTGACGACTTGGACTGACAAGTTGGCCGACAAATCTTATGTTCATTCTGTGGGCTGCTTAACATAACAAAAATTAATAAAAGACAGGATTAAAAATTATAAAATTATATAAAAGACAGGATTAAAAATAAAATACTATGTGTTAAGTGGCCCATTGCCAGCTGGATAAGGCCTCAAACCAGCAAGCCAGGGGTCTTTCACCCCTATTGGGTCTGTGACGCCTTAAAAGGACCAAAACGGTTTCCGTGCTAAACAAAATGCCGAGAGACTGCACGGCTCCACCCTCCTGTTAAGAGGGGGCCACCGATGTACAGTCCCATCTTGCTTGTGGTATCCAATACTATGCAAAAGAAAAAGAATGATAAGAAGACAAAATCCTGGACCGACCAGAGAAACAAACAGTACGCCAAGCGGGA